ACCACGTCAGGAACGGTGCTGCACGCCTCTGAGTGGCGCGAGATGCTGACTCAGCCAGCCCCCGGCTACCCCGGCTCTGAGTGCTCGGGAGAGCTGCCTGAGCCAATCTTTCAGGTGACGATCCCTGCTGATCGGGATCAGCCCGGCCGGTACCACTACGAGCAGCTGCGCAACGGCGGCGCCTACTGCAGCTGACCCCCCCGGCCCGCCGGAGCCTATCCGGCACCATCCCACCTTCACCCCACGGACCGCCGATGTCTGACGTCGCTACCCCCATGCCTGATTCATCAGCCAAAGCACGAGAAATTGGAGAGATTTATAACAACTTTGGCGACCTTGAGGTAAAGCAAGTGGGTGCCCATTTTTTCTGGGCCATTACGAATTACAACGGCCGTCCCATCTTCTGGGAGAAAATACCCGAGTACCTATTCTCGGCGTTGAACCGCTTCCAGGATGAGACGGAGCAGGCCGCTCAAAAGCCAGGCAATACCTGACCCTTCCCGCACACCATCCCACCACATCCCCGCCATACCTCCAATGTCCACTCAAGAACCGATCTTCAGCATCGAGCAGCGGCTGACCGCCGTTGAAGATGCTGTGATAGGACTGCAGGCCACCGACCTTGCTCGGCTAACCCGCGAGCAGGCACGACCGCCTCATCTGCGATTTCCATTGCGTCTCTACTATCTGCTGGAACAGTTCAACGCAGGGTTGAGCTACACCACGAATGACGATGGGATCCACCTGTCGATTGGTGGCAATCGCATCCTGGATGACGCTGGTTTTCTTGATCGCGACGAACTGCGCCAGCTGTTGATCAAGGCCGGTGTGCTGGCTGAGCAACACGCCCGCCGCTGCGGCGAGCTGGTCGACCAGGAGCGGGCCGATGCCTGATCCCCACGCCCGAAAGATCACCATCGACATCTCCGGCCCGGTTGAATCCCTCGAGGAGTCTTGTCGTCGTGCTGGCCAGGCTCTTGCTGAAAAGGTCAAGCGAGGAGAGCGCGAGCTGATCGTGCAGCTGCTCCAGGCCCAGCAGGGGGAGAAGCAGGCTCATGAAGCTGACCAAGACAGCCGTTGACCGAGCCCTCCCCCGCCCACGCCGGTATCGCCTCAACGACAGCCTGGTCCCCGGCCTGTGCCTGCTGGTGCTGCCGTCAGGGGCCCGCACCTACTACCTGCGGCACCGCGTCGACGGTGCCCAGCGGGAGCTGAAGCTGGGCACCCCGGCGGAGCTCACCCCCGACCAAGCCCGCGAGCTGGCCCGCGCAGCCCTCGCCCGCGTCCGCGCCGGGGGGGACCCAGGGGCAGAGCGCCGAGCCGCCCGGGAGGCCCCGACGATCGAGGCCCTCGCCGCCCGCCACCTCCAGGCCCACGCCAGCCGGAAGCGATCGGGCCGCAATGATGAGATCCTCTGGCGGCGGCACATCCTGCCAGCCTTTGCCCGCGTGCGAGTGGCCGCCCTCACCCGTGAGCAAGTGCGCGAGTGGCATGCCTGCCACCCGCAGCCGGCGACCGCGAACCGGGCCCTGGAGGTGCTCGGGGTGGCGATGGGGCTGGCGGAGGAGTGGGGGTGGCGGCCGACCGGCACCAACCCGGCCCGTGGCGTGCGGGCCCACCCGGAGCGACAGCGCCGCCGCTATGCCAGCCCGGACGAGCTGAGCCGCCTGCGCGAGGCGATGGCTCGATGGGAGGCCCAGGGCCCGCTGGCGATCCGCTGGCGGTTCGTCCAGCTGGTGCGCCTGCTGCTGCTCACCGGGGCCAGGCTCCGGGAGGTGATGGAGGCGCAGTGGTCGGAGATCGACTGGAGCCGCGGCGTGCTGCGGGTGCCGGCCGAGCGGGGGAAGACCGGGGCCAGCGAGGTGCGGCTGAGCGATCGGGCGCTGGCGATCTTGGGGGAGCTCCACTCGAAGATCGGGAAGCTGCTCCCCGAAAATCGGTGGGTGATCCCCGGCGAGACGGGCGATCGGCCGCTGGTTGGCTACCGGCGGATGTGGCTGGCGTTGCTGGAGGACGCGGGGGTGACCGATCTGCGTGTGCATGACCTGCGCCACACGTTCGCCAGCTACAGCCTCAGCGGGGGGCAGACGCTGGGGACCGTGGGCCAGCTGCTGGGCCACCGCAGCACCCAGACCACCAGCCGGTATGCACACCTGATCGATGACGCGGCGCGTGCGGCGGTGGAGCGCGTGAGTGACGACCTGGGAGTGTGATACATGCGCTCTGTAGTACAGGCAAAACGGCTGAAATAAGCAGTACAATTCTACCGCTTATCACCCAAACCGACTGCGCTGCAACGGGTTTGCCCCATGCCTCTATGCGACCTAGCGCATATGTGACTGAATGTAACGACCGCTGTCACACCCCTGCGGAAAACGTGTTTTCCTCAGGTACGGCCGTACCAAAATCGTGAGATCCCTTGCGCTGCAGTGTATTTGAGCGATTTTCTGAAATCCCTTGCGCTGCAGTCGATCTCAAAGATTTGCGTTGTTGCAAGCCATTTTCAATAGCTCAAACCTGTTGCGCTGCAGTCGATCTCAGCGGACGTACGAACGCTCGGGCCAAATCAGGCCAAAACGGCCGTTCTGTATCACCAGGTCACTGTTTGCGGTAGTACGTGTGCCGGTTTTCTCGATTCCGGTGTGACAGTGGTGTGCCAATTTTTTCTTATAGTGCCAGTTTAGAAGTGTCACAAGCAGCTAAGAACGCTTGCGGCGCAAGGGGTTTGGCCAGAGTGGTACAACCGCACCCCACCCCATGGCGTGACGTTGTGGCGCACACTGAAGGGGTCCCACGCAACACCACCCATGGACGACCTGCGGTTCCTCGAAGGCACCTACGCCGATCTGGAGGAGGCACACGACCACTGCTGTGACATCTGGAACGCCATTGAGGCGCTGCAGGGCACCGAGCTGTGGCGAGAGCTCCCGCTGGAGACGCGCCGCGCGCTGAGCGCTGCTCACGCCCACGCCGGCGCCCTCGAGGGGGTCCTCTCACACATCGTGTGAGGGCCCCGCCCTCACCCCACACCCACGCCACGCCACACCCCATGGACCACGCCACCACCACCGAACTCGACGCCCTGGAGGCGGAGATTGCCGCCCTAGAGGCGGAGCACGCCGCCACCGACGCGCGGGTAGACGCCCTGCTGAACAGCTGGGAGCACCGCCCCACCACCGGTCAGCGCATGGCAGCGCTGTGGGAGGGCGTGGAGCAGCTGCGCCGCTGGAACGATCAGGACGAGGCCGACCTCGACGCCCTGCGGGCCGAAATCGAGGCCATGGAACAGGACGCCTGATCGGCCCCTGCAAGCCCCTGTAAGGCGCCTCAGTGCTGTGCCGCGTGTCTCAGAGCGTCACCGCACCCGACGCCCCTCACAGGCGCTCCTACGCGCCACCACCCCACACCACCACCACGCCATGAAGACCACCACCACCGCCCTCACCGATCTCGCGGCCATCGAGGCCTCCCTGCAGCGCCTCCGCTGCCACCTCAATTCCATGCAGGGAGCAGGCGCTCGCATGGGCCGGCAGATCGAGGCCTGCCGCCGCACTGCAGGAGACGCCATGGCGCTGCTGGAGGAGGCCACCGACTGATCCCGACCACCGGCCCCACTGCCCCCGCGGCCACCGGCCCGGGGGCTTCTTCATGCCCATGGCGTCACTGTGCACCCGTGCGTCACACTGGCGGCATGCCCGACTCCTCTCGACAACGCACCGCTCGCTGGCGCGCCCGCATGGCCGGCCTGCCTGATCCCGACGCCCCCCAGCCCTGCACCGAGTGCCCCCGGCTGGTGCGCTCCCGTCGGACTGCTCCCCTCTGCTCCCGCTGCTGGCGCAGCACCGATGCCGGGCGCGAGGCCAACCGCCTGCGCATGGCCGACGCACGCCGCCGCTCATCCACCACCACCACGACCACCCCATGACCAGCCCCCTTGCCGCCGAGCTCGAACGGCGGAAACGAAGCGCCGCCTGCAAGCGCAGCCGCCTGCGCCGGGCCGGCCTGCTGCCGCCCCTCCCCCGCTGTCCCGACTGCGGGGCGATGTGCACCAACGAGCGGTGGTTCAACGAGCAGGGAGAACCGCTGTGCTCCCTCTGCGCCAGGCTGCAGGGAATCGATCGGAGGCCATCGCGCAAGCGCCGCGAGGTAAGACTGTGATCCCCACCACGGAGCAATTGCTGGCCCTTCGCAATTTCGTGCCGGATTGCGTGTTGCTGGATTGGGCTGATCTGGCGCAACTGATTCAGCCGCCTGCATCTATTAGAACTGACGTGCTGCGCGAACACTGGGTGTGCTCTCAGTCAGCTGTGAGCCGTCGGCTGGCGGCCCTGTGGCAGGCCGGCCTGATCGACTACCGGTGCGGCCGGGGCGCCTATCGGGTGCGCCACCTAGGGACAAGATGAAGAAATGTTACAGAGGCCTGTTCGACCCATGGGGCAGGCCTTACCTTGGGTTCATCGGCAGGCCGAGCGCGCCGCCGACAACCACCATCCGCCCGGCACTGGCCGGTGAACCCATGAACCGCATCATCTCCAACCTGGCCTACGGCCTGCTCTTCCTCGTTGTTCTGGTGGCCCTGGCCACCGCCCGCGTTGCCCGCTGGTGCTGGGCTCACCGCCAACAGGCGCTGGACGCCATCGCTCGCGCCATCCTGGCCACCTATGCCGCCGGCCAGCAGGTCCGCGCATGGTGGGATGACCACCACGCCGAAGTCACCAGCGCCGTGGTGCTGGCCGGCCTGGTGGTGCTCACCACCGGCCAGCGGATCTGGAGCTGGGGCCGCCGCGCTCGCCGCGCTGTGACCCGGCACCAACGGATGACCTGCGTCCTGCTGCGGCACCAGCCGCTGCCAGCAGTGGCGCCGATCACTGCCAACCTGACGGCTGCCTGGCAGCTGGGCTGGCGCCTAGCCTGACCCACAAAAAACCGCCGGCTTCCACACCGGCGGTCGGGATCACTCATGACCGGCTGAGACTAAGCCTGCGCACGCAGCTCAGCCGGCTCCTGTCCTGAAGCCATCATCTGGCTCAGGCGGCGGGCCCTCTGCCCCACCTGCCCCGCCCACTTCGACTCCAGCATCATGGCCGCAGCGCTGTGGTACTGGCCGGCCTTGATCGTCGCCAGCGTCCGACGAAACTCCAGTAGGCCGGGCAGGCCCAGGTTGAAGGCCATGTCCACCAGCACCCGCTGGCGCACCTCATCCAGCCCGGCGGCCCACGGCAGCGCACGCAGCAGATCGGTCTCCACTGCGCTGATGTCGTTGGCCAGCAGCAGTGCGGACTCCTCGCGGGTGATGCCCCGATCGTCCAGGTTGCGCCCCACACCGATCGTCAGCTTGCCGGCGGTGCAGCGGTAGGGCTTAAGACGCTCCCCCTCGTGCAGGCGGAGCTGCCTCACCATCGCGTCGCGGTTGACCATCAGCCGCGGCCGGACCGGAACGGAAACGCACGCATCGCGGCGGACAGCACCAGCTGCAGCACGCTGTTGCTGCGCAGCTTGCTCATGCCGATCAGCTCGCTGGCAATGAACAGGGCCAGAGGCAGGTATTCGATGACGTGGCCTTCCATCAGATGCTCCATTGGTGATCTCCAGTTTAGACGTAGTGGAGGTAGGTACTCAGGATCCACTTGGCCCCTGAGATCGGGGGGCGGCCGGCATGCAGCCAGGGCCAGAGGGGGGGGAACAGGACGGCGGTGCCGGCCCGCGGCTGGATGGTCTGCCCCCAGCCGGGGAACACGGTCTCGCCGCCCTCATCCACGTCGTTGAGGTAGACCAGGGCCGAGACGAACCGCCGAGCGCTGGCGTGGTCGCCCACGTCCACGTGCTCGGGGAACTCGTCGTCGCCGCCGGGGTGATAGCGCTTGATCCGCAGCTCCTCGAAGGCCAGCTCGGAGGGCCACTGTTCTGGGGTGATGGCCAGGTCGCGGCTGTAGCGCTCGAACAGCGGCAGGATCGCCTCAAACGCTTGCTCATGGCCCCGCTGCCAGGACTGGGTGAGGTTGATCTCGGTGAACCATGGCCCCACGTCACCTGCGCGGCCCACGTGCTCCGCCTCCAGGGACTCGAAGCCGGTGATCAGCTGGCGGCAGAGGGTACCGGTCAGCGCCCCGGGGTAGATGCGGATCAGGTCCATCAGGCCGCACTCGCGATGATCGCCCAGCCGGTTCCGGGGCCCTCAACCATCCATCGCGGCCCGAGGTTGCGCCTTGAATAGCGAAGCGAAGCGCCCTTGGTGCTCAGGTAGCCGCCGTTCACCAGGTCCAGGTCTCCAAAGGGGTCGTGGACCGTGATGGCATTGGAGTCGTAGCCGATCGCGCAGATCCAATGGCCACCGCCAATCGGTGCCGAGACAGCCCCCTTGTGGAGGATGCCGATCGGAACAGGGATCCTGCGGTCGATCTGCCCCTCGATCTTTGGCCAGTCTGCGTTCTGGACGAAGTCGGCCTTGACGCCATAGAACGCCAGCGCCTTGAGCTGGCTGGCCGCGTCCGTGGTGTCGCCGTAGCGCAGCACCCGGCCCAGGTAGGCGTCGTCGCCGTTGGGGCCTTTGAGCGTGCCCGGCTTGAGCGTCTCCAGCAGCATGGCGCAGCTGCTGGAGAAACACATGCGCATCGCATGATCCGTCTGACTGTCTCGCTGGCTGAAGTAGCGGACTTGAAGGGGGTTGATGCTGGTCATGGCTTTTTGAGAGCGGTCAGGATCCCAATCTGGACCCTCATGCCGTTGATCTCGGTTCTCAGCTGCTCAATCCGCTGGTCCTGCCTGGCATCGGAGCTGACCAGGCCTGTGATCTGTGTCTGGATGACGTCCATTCCAGCCCAGACGCGAATCGACGTCGCGATCAACGCGACGGTACCGATGCCGATTAGGTTTGTGGCGAGGTCGCCAAACCGCCGGGACAAGGGCCCATCGCTCTTGTCCCCGCCGTCCCCAGCCACATCAGGTCTTGCTGCAGGCCTCAGTCTAGCCGCCGTCATCGGAGCCTCCAGTACTCCGGAGCACGGCCGTAGTAGCTGGTGTAGCTGGCGGGCGACGCGACCCAGCTGAAACTCCCTCGGCTGGAGCTGTTGCTGATGATGCTGCCGTCGTTCTGGACGATGCCGATGTGGGGATAGGGGGGGCTGCCGTTGTCGCGCATGATCACGATCGCGCCAGGCTCAGGGCCCGACAGCAGCGTGCCGCCGCCGGAGGCGAGCGCACTGCGGGCGGCGGGCACGTAGTTGCTGTTGCCCCAGGGGGGGCTGATGCCGGCATTCCGCAATACCTTGTTCACGGCGTAAACGCAAGCGTTGTTGCCGCCGTCAGGGCCGCCACGGGTGTTCATGCCGCGCGCGCTGGAGGCTGCGGTGCCGATCGCTGATGCCTTGCGGCTGGGGGGGAGGCCATCGTTCGCGCCGCGGCCCGTGGCCCACCCGTCGTTCTCATCGCCTTGCGTGCCGGCCTCCACCGAGCTGGTGTAGCCGCCACTGCCTGAGAGATCGTGGGTCACCTGTTTCACGCTCCATGTTCCATCCACCTCTGGGCGGAAACCCTGCAGGGTGATCAGGCCCTCGGCGTTCAGCTCCGGCCGGCCCGGCATGGTGATGCTCACTCGCACCTCCCCCGCGCGGAGCGATTGCAGCCTGCTGTCGGCGGCCTTTTGCGCCTCCGCCTGGGAAGGGTAGAGCTGGCGATCCTCGAACGCCGGCAGCCCCCCGGCATCGCCCCCAGCCGAGGCCGTCTTCTCTTTCTGTGTCTGGCGATCCAGATAGCGGGCGGTGACCTTGCCGTAGGCCCCCCTGTTTTTCAGGTTCGCCCGCCAGCTGATCACGTCGGTGGGCTTGAGCGTGATCGTCGCCCCGGCCTGGCCCTCGCCCCGGGGCACCAGCACCAGCTTGCCGTCGGCGGGCTTGATGGTCGCCTTGTGCTTCTCCGCCAGCCGGGTCATAAACGCCTGGTCAGATTCGTTGGTCTGGTCCTCGTGCTTGATCTGGGTGCTGGCCAGGCTGCCCTTGATCACCACCTGCAGCCCGTTGCGCTTCCCGATCTCCTGCGCCACCTCGCCCAGCGTCTTGCCGTGCCAGCTCTGGGTCCGCTGCCCCTTGACCAGCTCCGGTGCGGTCTGGGCGGCGGTGGCCTTGATCACCATGCTGCGGGGGCCGCCCGACACGTCGACGTCATCGACCGCGAAGGCGCCCATGTAGACCGGCAGCCTGCCGCCTGTGCTGTAGCCCAGCCAGACCTTGAGCCACGCGCCGCTGCGGGGCACCGGGATCTGGCTGGCGCGATCGTCCAGCGTGATCTCCAGGCTGTCGCTGGTCTGCCCGGCTTCGTCCGTGATCCGCAGCGACACCAGCCGATCCGCCACCGCGCGGGTGACGTCATCGCCATCGGCCACGATGCGGAACGCGGGGGTCGTCATGCGCTCCAGATCCGCAGCGTCTCGGTCGCCTCCGGCTGCGGCAGATTTGGCAGCTCCAGCGTCAGGCCCTGCGGCAGGAGCGGCAGCAGCTCTGCCAGGTCGCGGTTCACCACCAGCACCGCCTCAACGGTGCCTTGGGTGCGCCCGTAGAAGCGATGGCAAATCGCGTCCAGCTCGTCGAACTGGCGGGTGACGTACTGCGTCATGGCTGCACCAGCTGGCGCACGGACTGGGTGATGAACGGGTCAACGTCCAGCATGGCAGCGACGGTTCCGGCGTTGGCAATCAGCCGGCCTAGGGCCTGGCCATTCTCGGTGCTGCCGCCGAGGGTGGTGAGCATGGCGCCAGTGGCGGGCCGCAGCGCTTCAAGCGCGATGCTCATCGCTGCATCGCCGCGGCCGAGGGCCATCTCCTGGGCCATCTGCAGGCCTGCAATGCCCAGCTGCCCCCACGTCCCCTGCTGAGGGATCGAGAGGCCGGCGAGGCCGAAGGCGCCCAGCGTTGCGCCAACATAGTCGCCGCTGCCGATGGAGCCGACGATGGTGGCCAGCTGATTGATGCTGAAGCCCGCGCCCTTGGCCGCCTGGGTGACGGCCGCAGGCACCTGCTGGACCAGTGCTGCAGCTGATCCAGCTCCGGTGAACTGTCCCAGGCCGGCGACGGCAGGCAGGGCAGCGCCAGCGGCTGAGATGGCAGCCACACTGCCAGGGGCTGCAGCGGCGCCAGGGTTGTCCTCGCCGTAGCGGGTCAGCTCCAGGGAGAAGGTGATCGCCCGGGCGGCGCCGTTGGCCATGAACGTGGACTGGCCCTCGCGCACGCGCCGGAGTGCCCACTTGCCGTGGACGCGGCCGAGGCCATCGGTGAGCATGAACGGCTCGCCCGTCACCGCCATGTCGCGGAGCTGCTGCATCGTGCTCTGGCGGCCGGTGAGGCCGGGGTAGAGCGTGCCGTCGAGGGTGATGGTCTGCTCGCCGGGGCCGAGGAACTGCGCCGATGGTTCGCGCAGCAGCCGCTCCTGCACCTCCCAGCGGAAGTCGGCCGTGCGCTCCAGCGTCTGGGGTGCGCCATTGGCCAGGGTGAACTGGAACTCGCCCAGCTGGAACAGGGAGGCCATGGTCGTCAGTCGTTGAGGGCGAGGCGGTAGGTGGAGGCCATGCTGCGCTGGAACTCATCGAGCGCATCGAGCACCGCCGCGCGGATGTCGGGGGCGTTGCCGGTGGGGGCGTTGATGGTGATGCCGCCGACGTCGACGGTGAGGCCCCTGGAGTTGGCCGCTGCAGGCCTGGGGACGCGGGGGACGATGTGACCGGAGCGATCGGGGCGGAAGAGCTCTGCTCGCCGCTCGCCCACCAGATAGTCCATGCCGGCGATGACACGGCCACCAAAGGCGCGAGGCTGTGGCGTGCGCCCGATCGCGACGGGGGCAGCAGCAGCAGGGGCAGGGGAGGATGCGCCACTGCCGGACAGCATCGAGCCGACGCGCTGAACCGCACCACCAACCCAGCTGAACAACGCGCCGGCCCTGGCCTTGAGCCCGTCGATGATGGTGCCGATGATCCGCTGGCCGATGCCTGTGCTGGTGAAGAGGCGGATGATTGCCATCGGCAATGGCGCGATCAGGCCGAGGACGGTGGGCCCGAACCTGACCACGTTCTGGACGATGCCCTGCCAGAGGCGGGAGAAGAAAGCGCTGATCGGCGTCCAGTTGCGCACCACCACGAACGCCAAGGCTGCGAAGCCGACGATGGCAGCGACGGCGATGCCAATGGGCCCAGTCGCCAGGACAGCGAACACCGTGCCCAGGCCGGCCACAATCGGACTGGCAGCCGCGATGGCGCCACCGATGGTGCCGATGGCGGACACCACCCCCGCGATGATCGGCAGGGCGATCACCAGGCCAGCCAGTGCCCCGCCGATCGCCACGATGCCGGTCATCAGCCCAGGGTTGGCTGCTGCCCAGTTGGAGGTCCCCTCCACCATCGGCGTGATGAACTCCGCGATGCGGGTGAGCGGCGGCAACAGGGCATTGCCCACGGTGATGCCGAGCCGCTGGGCGCTGTTGTTGAAGCTAGTCAGCGTCCCCTGGAACGTCCCCAGGCTCTTCTGAAAGTCCCGCTCCACCGTGCCGGCCGCGGCCTTGCCGCCGGCTTCAGCCTTCAACTTCGCGTACTCCGCCCGATACTTCATCAGCGACATCAGGGCCAGCTTGGCCTCCTTGTCGCCGAAGATTCTGGACAGCTTGAACACG